TATCAGGCGTGTGCGGTGGTGGTGGCTCTATTCAAGCGGGTGGCTCAGGACTAATTGGTGGCGGTGGTGGTTGCAACTCAACTACATCTGGCTCTGTTGGTGGTTCAGGCAGCGGCGGTAATGGTGGAAATGGTTTTACAACATCGGGTCAAGCCGCAGGTGGCGGCGGGGCAGGATTTATCTCCGCAGGTGGTAACGCTTCATCTAGCACAGGTGGCGCAGGTGGTTCGGGTGGTGGTGGTGGAGGTGCGGCGTATAACGCAACTACCTCAACAGGTGGCAACGGAGGTAATGGCGTTGTCTATCTCTACTACTAAGGAGTCATCATGCCAATAAAATACGAATACTCATCCACTTGCTGTAAGCATTACTACATTGAAATTCGCGGGGAGAATGACCCGATGGTTCATCCCGTCTGCAATAACTGTGGGCAGGGCGAGTACGAGCTGATTCAGCAGACAGCCCTTGAGGTATGATAACATTGCGCTATGGTCAAGATAGCCGTTTACGCTATATCAAAGAATGAGATACTCCATGCGGAACGTTGGGCTAAAGCTACTGAAGGTGCTGATTATCGCGTCGTTGCTGATACTGGTAGCACGGATGGCACTCAAGAAGCTCTCACAAAGCTGGGAGTAACGGTTCATCAAATACATGTTGAACCATTCAGGTTTGATATGGCAAGAAATGCAGCGCTATCGCTTGTACCTAAAGAGGCAGATATCTGCCTTATTTTAGATTTAGACGAAGTGCCGGAGCCAGACTTCTTTAAGAAAGTCCGCAAGCTTTGGAAGCCAGGCTCAGACCTAGGCTGGGTATCTATGCAAACGGATACCAACAAGTGGGAAAGAGACAGACTGCATTCCCGCAACAATTGGGTGTGGAAGTACAACATCCACGAAGTAAACATTTGGTACGGTCAAGGTGAGCCTAAAGACTGCGATGTACGCAAAGCAGTTATTACCCACCTGCCAGATAATACCAAGTCTCGCGGGCAGTACCTGCCCATGCTAGAGACTGGTGTTAAAGAGTTTCCCACAGACCCGCGCATATGGACATATATGACGCGAGAGTATTTCTTCTACTCCAAGTGGGAAGATGTTATCCGCAGTGCAGAAAAGAAACTTGAGCTAGATGGTTGGGATGTTGAAAGCGCAGCAGTCTGCCGGTGGGCAGGAGAAGCTGCACACCAACTGGGCGACGAAGATAATGCACGAATGTGGTATGACAAAGGCCGAGATATTCTTCCCCTGCAAGGTGAGCCGCAATTTGGTGTGGCAATGGATGCGTACCGAAAAAAGGAATGGGAGCGCTGTTTAGATGCTGCTCTTAACGCTTTGGAGTCTCCTCGCTCCAACCACTACTGCTACGAATCTGCCGTCTGGGACTGGAAAGCCTACGATTTGGCAGGAATTGCAGCATACAACCTCAAGCATATCGACGAAGCAATAACCTTCACCGAACATGCAGTAAAGGCAAACGGGCCTGAGAATGAGCGCATTGAGCGCAATCTCGACTTTTTCAAGAAAGTGAAACATGACATCTCACAAGCACGAGTTAAAAGAAATTGAGTTTGGATTAGATGCACAAGCCAATTGGGTTTCTGTCTACCTTTGCAAGAGTTGCGACATCCGCTCTGCTGAAGCTTTCCCAACCGACGCTGTTGAGTCGGAGCATCTGCAGCATGATAGTTATACTGATGGCTGCTTTGCTTGCAAGATACACACATTAGAGCTAGGCACAGGCGACGCTGGTAGAGCCTTGGCTCCCATGTCAGGCAAAAAGTGGGATAGCGAATTAGAGGCTTATCGCAAAGCGAGAGCTGAGGGTATCCAGCCAGCTGGTACCACTATGAAAGCAATTAACGAAGCTAAGGCTGCCAGCGACAGAATGGGTGCAGCATACAACGCTGATGTTATGCCAGCGGCAAATCAGATTACCAAGCAAAGCGCTTCGGTATTGAAACACACAGGGGACATCTAATGGCAGCAGCTAAAAAGGGCATGGGCTTCGCAGCCGCCCAAAAGCAAATCGCTTCAAAGTCTGGCGTACCTATGAAGAATGCCGGAGCTATCTTGGCTTCAGCTACTCGTAAGGCTAGCCCAGCAGCTAAGAAGGCTAATCCAAATTTGAAGAAAGTCCTACCAGCAAAGAAGGGAAAGTAACTATGTGCGTTGAATGCGGTTGTACTAAGAATGCTGTTGGCGGAGCCAATGACAAGCTCACCGGCAAGCCAACCAAAGACAAGTTCGGTTCATACGAAGGCGTCGGCGGAACAAAGAATAAGTAAGTAACTTTAAGAGAGGATAGCGATGGCTACAAGTTTATCAACTGTCTATCACATGAATAGGCTGGCAGGAACCATTGTCAATGGCGTACCTCAGTACGACTTTGATGGCGCTTGTACCAAGTGGGGTACCGTTGTATTAGGTGCACACAATGCTACTCGTGGCATCGACGTCCTTAACCAGATTTATGCTTACCGCAACGGTGGTAAGAATTACTACGAGGATACCCCTGGCATCCTCAACCTTCTTGCTGGAACCTTTGGTTTAGGTGAAGCTGAAGCAGCATCAAGGATTGCATCGTGACGTTATTCATTGACTTAATTAACGAAACTAACCTAGCCCTGACGGGTTACACCAACCGTCAGGACCAGGCTACATTTCTCACCTCAGACTTGAGCGCAACCGCTACTACCTTTGTGGTAGCAGATGGAACCGTTCTGACTCGTGGTATTGTCGAAATTGACGACGAGCTTATCTGGGTAGACTCCTTCGACCGTACTTCTAATACGGCTACCATCCCTGCTTATGGCAGAGGGTTTCGTGACACCACGCCTACTACTCACACAGCTGGTACTCGTGTAACTATCGCGCCTTCCTTTCCGCGTAGCGTCATCCGGCGAAACATTAACCTTGCCATTGATGGTGTGTACCCAGATTTGTTCGGCACTTACTACACACAGTTTAACTGGCAGGCAGCTCGTACAACCTATGCTTTGCCTCAAGAGGCAGTAGATATTCTTGGCTGCTCATGGCAGACCATTGGCCCATCTCGTGAATGGTTACCCGTGCGTCACTATCGCGTAGACCGTATGGCTAACCCTGGCGTATGGAATACAGGTAAGACTGTATCTATCCGTGAAGGTATTATTCCTGGCCGTCCTGTCATGGTTACCTACACCAAGAAGCCAACACCGCTTCAGTACGATACCGATGACTTTGCTACAACAACAGGACTTCCTGACTCATCTCGTGAAGTAATTATCCTTGGCGCTGCTTATCGTACCGCCATGTATCTTGACCTTGGACGAGTTCCAGCTGCTACAGCGGAAGCTGACTCACAGCAGTCTAATGACCCGATTGGTTCTGCAACCAATATTGGTCGAGTCCTGCAACAGATGTACCAGCAACGCCTCCTTGTCGAAGTGCGTCGCCTTCAAGAGCAATTCCCACCTCGCACCCACTACACAAGCTAAAGGAATCACATGGCTACTCGTCGCTATTACTCCGCCAATGCGGTTGACAATACGGTTGCTTCGTACATCAACAGCACTTCTACGGCCGTAACGCTGGCCAACTCACCGGTTGGCTATCCTAGCACCTACCCATTTGTGCTTGCCCTTGACTACAATACAGCTTCTGAGGAGCTAGTAGTTGTTACTGCAGCGTCGGGTACAACTCTTACTATCACTCGTGGCTTTAACGGAACCTCGACAGTCGCTCACAACGCTGGTGCAGTTGTTCGCCACGTTATCACAGCACAGGACTTGACGGACGTTCAGGACCATATTGCTGCAACAACAGCACATGGAATTACCGGTTCTGTTGTAGGCACAACTGACACACAAACCCTTACCAACAAAACTATTTCAGGCTCAAGCAATACCATCACAGGTATTACTGTTCCTATCTCCACGGGTGTTACTGGCTTGGGAACTGGCGTAGCCACATTCTTGGCTACCCCATCATCAGCCAACCTTGCTTCGGCCGTTACCGACGAGACAGGTTCTGGCTCACTGACCTTTGCCACAAGTCCAACACTGACAACACCTATCTTGGTACAAGGCACATCAACACCAACTTTCTCTACCAACGCCTATACCTTGCAGTCAACCGATGCTGGTCAGTTCTTGCTGGCAAGCAACTCCACAACAGCTGGTACGGTCAACATTCCTACCGATGCTACCTACGCTTTTGCTACGGGTACACAAATCCACATCCAGCAAACAGGCACAGGACAGCTCACCATTCAGGCAGCTACTTCTGGCACAACTACAGTTACTTCTAACGGTGCAACATCAGCTAGCCCTAAGATTCGCGCACAGTATTCTGTAGCTACCATTATGAAGACAGCTGCAAATACATGGACCGTATATGGAGACATTGCCTAAATGCCAATTCCAGGAATTGTTGCCTCTGGCAAACTGGGGCATTTATCCACCAATAACTACACCTCAATCCAAACTGTAACGGTTGGCTCAGGCGGGGCATCGTCTATCTCGTTCTCGTCAATTCCTAGCACCTACACCCATTTGCAAATTCGCGGCACTTGGCGCGGAAGCGCATCGGGTACTGGTGTAGAAACTTATATGAATTTTAACTCTGACTCTACTTCTGATTATATTAGTTTTCATCAACTTTATGGAGATGGTTCTTCGGCAGTTGCTCAATACAGCGGAGGTTCTAATACATATATTGCACCTTCTTACACGGTTAATACCTCAGTTCTTGCAAATACTTTTAGTGCTGCAATTATAGATATTTTTGATTACACAAACACAAACAAAAATAAAGTTACTCGTTCTTTAAACGGATGGGATGCAAATGGAACTGGTTACACAATACTTCGTTCGGGAATGTGGATGCAAACATCTGCCATAAATACTATTACTTTTACAATTAACGCTACTTCTTTTGCACAGTATTCTCAAATTGCATTATATGGGGTGAAATAACATGGCCAGCGCAGCAACATATACACCGATTGCAACTTATACCGTTCCATCGGCAACTGCTTCCTATACTTTTAGTTCAATTCCTGGCACTTACACGGATTTAGTTTTGGTTGCCAATGTGCAAGGAACAACTGGTGGCAACGGAACAACCGTACAATTCAACGGCGATACTTCAGGAAATTATTCTTACACCCTTGTTGATGGAAATGGTTCTTCTGCAACTTCAGCTCGCGCAACAGGTCAAACTAACATTCAATCGGGATTAGTAGATAATGTTAGTTGGGGTACTCAAATAATTCATATTATGAATTACTCAAATACAACGACATATAAAACTGTATTGGGTCGTGGCAACGATACTTTACAACTTCGCGCAACAGTTGGGATTTGGCGTGCTACTGCGGCTATTACTTCAGTAACAGTTCTCGCTGCTCCTAACGCTTACAATTTTATTGCTGGCTCAACTTTTACCCTCTACGGAATCTTGGCGGCGTAACTATGGCAAATCCTACTTATACCCTCATCGGCACACCGCAGGTAGTCGGCTCTGGCGGCGCTTCTGCCATTACCTTCTCGTCAATTCCTGCCACTTATACGGATTTGAAGGTTGTGTTGTCGGCAAGAACAAGTGTTGCCAATACTTCTACAACAACATTTTTATACATTAATGGTGTTTTAACTAATCGTTCAGCAAAATTTTTATATGGCACTGGTTCTACTGCTGGTTCTTATAGCAACACTGCTGGAATTTCTGGAGATACAAATGGTGCAAATTCAACTGCTAACACATTTGGCAATCAAGAAATTTACCTACCAAACTATGCATCCTCTAATCCAAAATCATATTCTATTGATGGAATAGTTGAAAATAACACAAGCGGCACAGATAACACCGTTGAATTTGGTGCTGGATTGTGGAATCCCGGCATTCAGGCTGGAATTACAACTATTGGATTTGCTCCATCAGCAGGAACATTCGTTCAATACTCCACCTTTTACCTCTACGGCATCAACAACTCATAAGGGAGACACAATGGCAGATGTAATCGAAGTAAATTGCGAGACAGGCGAAGTTACTACTCGTCCACAAACTGACGAAGAGATCGCCGCCACTAAAGCCGCCGCCGCACAATATGAGGCGGACGCTAAGGCTAAGGCT